CATTTACTTATCCCTTCGGAATCTGTAGCCCTGACGCACCCTCGCCACCTACATTAGTACCTGCTGTCTGTGTCACAGGAGTACGCAGCTTGCGCTTACCTCTACGTTTCTGTAGACCCTCACTTGCTGTCTCCATTGTTGATGGGGCTTCCTCGTCTACTTGCTTTGTAGCGGCAGTAGATGGAGAAGTAACAGCCGAAACTGCTTGTACGGTTGGAGCTTTTTTTACTAAACCACCCATACTATTGACCCTTCTTAATCTGTAGACCAGCCGTCTGTGTCGGTGTCTGTCCAGTAGGCTGTGTTGTCATATCTGTTCTTAGAGCTTTCTTGCCCTTTTTCTTTGTAGCCTGTGCTGTCGTTACGTCTGTATCATCAAGCTCTAAATCTGGTGTCTTGGTTACAGCAGTTACAGGACGAGCAGGGGTTGGCAGCGGTGTTGGCGCACGGCCTCCCATTAATCCACCCATATCATTATTCCTCAAAATCTTGGTCTTGCATTTCTATCAGCTTACTTATGACAGACTGTTGCCCCCTGAGGAAAGCTAAGTCCTCAGGAGTAATCTGTTCAAGCGGTAGTTTGTTGGGATAGATTGCAAGCAGATGGTTTATTAGTCCATCTGTTATGTTAAAATCGTTACCTAATACTCTCATAATAAAACAAACTTTCGCTAATGATGTAACTTTAGATATCTACAATCTCACATGCACCTGCTGTACAGGCTAGAGTTTGTGACCCTGAGGTGCTGTCCTCTTTCTCATATAGAGCAAGAGCCTTCCAATCAATCTGACTAGGCATCTGTTTCTTGAGTGTTTCATACTGTTCCTTATCAATGTCTTGGTATGGTGCTTGTGCATAACTGTGGTCACTGTGAGGTAGGAATGAAATACCAGAACAAATGTCAAAGTTTTCATACACCCATGCTCCTACTTCCATCCACTCTGCGTCACGTACTGTAATAGTTACAGATGGTTTATGTTCACACCACGCTAGAGCATAGTTCTTCCATAGTGTAAGCTGTTCTAGTGCAGTCATATCGTTACGAGTGATAGCACCTATAGGTGAACGCATGGGAAAACTAAACACTGTAGTACTATCAGGCTTCATTACACATGGTTCAGCAGGGATGCCACTGTCCTTCATAAACTGTGTTAGTGGGTCTTTGTTATCACCACGAACAGTACGAATGTAATACTCACTATGACGTGCATGGATACCTGACGCACTGTCTACTAGCTGTGACACTGTACCACTAGGCTTAACACATGTGATAGCTGTTGATACTTGGATGCCTAACTTCTCAGCATACTTAGCGTTAGTATTGATAGCTTCTTGCTTCATCTCATTGAGCCAGCGTGGGCTATCTATAGCCTTAGACAGTAACCGATTGTCCATGATACCTGTCAGTGACACACCAAGTAGGCGTTCTTCTTCTGTATTCTTGTGCCATATCTTACGCAAGTATGGCATCTTGGTAAAGGTAGACTGTATTGTACCAAGAATGGTAGCTAGTCTTACCTTACGTTTAAGACTGTCAAGGTCATCGCTCTCACGTACCACTACCTCAGTCAGGTTACAGAACTGGTAAGGACGTAGGATAATCTCAGAGCATGGGTTAGTACCCCACTCGTGTCCTGTCTCACGTCTGCCATTCTTTTCCACATGCTTGTCAGCAGCAACACGGCTGAAGATACCACGCTCACCTGACTTACTCTCTACCAGAGATAACCACTCACGAATGAATGTTTCCATGTCAGGCTTCTCTGTGTATGCAGCAGAGTTATTAGCTAACGCACGTTGTCCTTCGTTCTCCCACCATGAGCCAGACTTGGCGTGAGCCATACGTCCATCACTCAGGTTAGATAGGCTAATCATAGCTGACCTACGTACGCCACCTACTACCACAATCTCACCAATCTTACACATGATATCGTGACACTCAAGACTGTTAAGCTTACGTCCAGCAGCAGCCTTGAACTTAGCTACTACAAACTTAAACAAGTCCTCTAGTGGTTCAGCACCTGAGGCACGTCCACCAAATGTCTTGAGCCTAGCACCAGCAGGGCGTACCTCTGACGTATCCCACTTAGGTATATCACCTGCATATAGGTGTGACATCAGCTTATGTAATGACTTAGCCCAACCTTCTTTACTATCCTTGACCACGATTACATCGTCAGTATAGTCTAGGTTCTCAGGTACATCAGGTAGCTTACTAATAAACTGTCGCTCTACTGAGAAGCCTACCCCTGTACCACACAGTAGAATAAACATAGCCTCATCAAAGGAACGTATGTGGTCTACTGGTAGGTAGCTACAGTTATAGATGCAAGTATTGTCACGCTCTGCTGCGTCACCTGCTGTCATCAATGCTCTCATGGATGGCATGACTTCTAGGTTTAGGATAGCATCTTCTAACTCATCCCATGTTTTATTAGGTAGCTTTACTTTGCTACCCATAAAGTTAATGTAACGTGCCACAGTCTCAGCCCATGTCTCACGTCTGCCCTCATCTTCTAGCCATCGTGCATAGCGACTAGTAGCAATGAAGGTCTGGTAGTCTGTTGGTAGATGGTTAGTCCTCATCTGTTATCCCCTTCACCATGCAATGTACCTGCACTCTGACGTGCCTTTAGTTTCTCTACGTTCTTCTCTGCTATAACCTGTAGTGATAAGCCACAGTCGTGTGCTAGTGCTGCAAGATACCATAGTACATCACCCATCTCTGCCTCAATCTTTTCCTTCTGGTCTTCAAGCTGAATGTTATCACGCATCATCTTCTTAATCTTACCTGCTACCTCACCAGCTTCTTCAGCTAGTCCTAGTGCAGGGTAAGAGATGCTGTACTTCTTAGGGTACACTGCTGTAGTTAGAGACTTCATCTGGTATTCGTAAAAGTTAATCATTGTGAGCCTACCTCTTGTCCATCATCCTTAACTGCTATTACTGAATCAACGTAGCTAAACGACATGCCACGTAAGAAGTCCTTGAAGTTTGTAACCATATCATACAAGCACCCCTCAGTTTGGAACACATGCTCTGTGTATCCTATTACATTACCCTCATCATCGTAGTTCTCTACGCGAAATGTTACCTCATCCATTACCAGTTCTTCCCTTGTGTCTTCTTCATTAACTCTACCATCTTGTTTAAATACCAGATAGCTTTCTCTGCATCCTGTACAGGATTACCCTTACTGAATAGTCGCTTGCCTGTATACTTTAGCACGTTACCATGACAATAGCTGATGGCTTCCCACTCACCTAGTACATCTACAATGTAATCAATAGTCTCAATCTTACCTGCATAGTGTGGTGGGTTGTTTACCATATCTTCACGTGGCTGCTCTAAGGTGTCCATAACTTTACCTCTCCTGTGTCTGTATCGTATTCACCATTGCGTAGGATACGTGCTAGTCGTGCGTTCTCTATGGCTACTTCTTCAGAGAGACCCTTGCTGATAAACGCTCTAACCACTGCTCCCCATCCGTCACCAAACTCAAGAATTTTCTCAGCAGTTTTATAACCAACACTAGGACAACCCTTGTAGTTGTCAGTAGAATCACCAACAAGCGTCTGAGTAAGGAAGTTATAATCAGCTTCTTCCTCGCTGATTTCCACCACGTCCCCATCAATCCAATGCTTTGCAGGTACAGTGCGTAAGTCTTTATCTTCAGACCAGATAATAGTATCTGTATTCGCAGTACCCAATATCCCCAAGACATCATCTGCTTCCAATCTCCTATACATAACTGTGTTGTACTTATTTTGTAGGTACTCCTTTGCCCACTGCAATAGCATAGGCTTACGAGTAGTCTTACGATTAGCCTTGTAGTATGGGGCTAACTCTTTGCGATAGTTTGCTTTGTCTGATAGAGCAACAATACAATCCTGTACTGGTGCTTCATTGACTAGCTTATCTATCTGTTCATCTAGTCTAATTGCTACGTCCTGTTCATAACAGTGTAGTGTCCATAGACCATCACCCCAATTAATAGGTGTCTCTGCTGATACTGTTGCTTTGTATGCAACGATGTCACCATCAATGAGCAAAAGGGTCATCGTCCATCTCCTGTCTATCTTGTTGCGATTGTTCTTCTTTCATCTGAGCCAGTGTAACTACCTTGATACCCATCATTACTTGTACGTAGTCAAGGTAAGCTTCTACTATCCACTTGATACACAGGCAGATAGTAACACCCATGAAGCAACAGGTGAGTATCATCTTCCATAAGAAATCAAAGTCCATTTAATATATCCTTTGCTTGCTGTAGTGATATATTAAACCACTCGTTCCTTCTCTCACCTAACTTCTCAGCTTCTACGTGAGCCTTGTGTTCAGCCTCAGACCTGTTGTCTGTGTGTACATAGTACTCTAACTTGTAATCCCTAAAGGGACTGTAAGTCATGTAGTCTTTGAACCTGTCCTTTGCGTCTACACCTCTACCAATCTTTACCCAATCAGGCCATGCTGGATTAGTAATTACATAGATATCACCTGTCTTAATCTTATTGAACTGTGCAAGAGTACCTTCCTTAATCTTCTTAAGCATGTTCCTTGCTCGTTCAATAGGTATCTGATAGGCTCTAGTACAAGGCTTGCACTTATAAGTTCTGTTCTTCTGAAAACCTTTGTACCAGTTAAGGTCAGTAAGTTCTACATTACAGGTGTTACATGTCTTAGTGTGTGTCTGCCCAGTTGTTTCCATACTTGTACTCACTATCAAGCTGACATCTGAACTTGAAGTGTTGCTCTGTGTCTCGCATACATCGTTGAATAAGTCTGCCTGTTTCATCTTCCTGACCTTTCTTTACTACTAGCTGTACCTCATCGTGGATGAACGCTACAATCTGTGCGTCCAAGTTTGCTTCCTTGATAGCACGTGCAATAAACACGTACCATGTCTTACAGATTATAGCACCACATGACTGAAGTAAAGTATTCAGTGAAGCGTGACTATGACGAACTGGTATAGCTCTGCCATCCAATCCCTTGACCCATCCTCTATCATCTGCTGCTTTAGATACAGCATCCTTTAGATACTTCAGGGCTGGTAGTTTCTTTAGAAACTTATTCTTAATAGACTTACCTTCCTTGCTACCCTTGTTAATAATCTTACCAATCTTCTCATCACCTGCACCATATAAAAATCCATAGATGAATGTCTTGGCGTTTGGACGTGAGGGTAGACCTGCTGCTTCTTGGTTAATAGTATGCACATCACCGTTAACTACTTCATGTGCGTAAGACCCATCATCGTAAGCAGCCATGTAATGAGCAAGGCAACGCAACTCCAACCCACTAGCGTCAGCACCCAAGAGGGAATAACCTGAGGGTGCATGAAATAAACTCCTGCACTCCTCACCAAATGGCGAACCAACGCTAGGAACTTGCGCCATGTTCGGGTTGCTGTGCGTACAGCGTGACGTGACAGCACCCATGTGATTAACTCTACCATGTAACTTACCCCCCTTCTCCATCTTCAACCAAGCTTGCTTGCCTGTTGCTATCTGGCCTACTCTTTTATTAAGTAGTAGGTACTCAGTCAACATCTTTGCTTCTGGCATATCAATGTTAGACAGTACTTCTTCATCTACCTTCGGGTCTCCATTGTTAGTGAAGGTAGCTGGCTTCCATCCTCTCTTCATCAG